CGGGGGCCGCCGCGGGGGCCGCCGCGGGGACGGGGACGGTGCCACCGGCGCCGCCACCGGCGCCGAAACGCCCGCCTCGGGTATTGACCACGGGGGCGGGGAGGACCGGATTTGCAGAATGCACAAGCCCGGTAACGAGGGCGCGGGAAGTGTCGAAGGCATTTGTCGTAAGACCCTGCGCCTCGCGGAGCTTTTGCTTGGCCTCGGTAAACGCGCCCTGCATACGGCCAAACTGGCCGTAACGTGCAACCTTCAAGTCCTCCCAGGGAGTAAAGAAATTCTGGAACATACCACCCGGTTCCTCGCCGGGGGCCGCCTCGTGCCGTCGGAGATCCGCTACTGAGGGGTTCCCTCCATACTTTTTATAAACCCAGGACTCCGCGTCGCGGGCGTTCTTATGGAGGACGTTCTCATCGAAGTCCTCCCAGGCGTCGGGCAACCCGGCTATCTTGCCGATGGCCCGCGCGACGACATTCAGGGCGGATGCGAATGCCTGGACCCGCTCGGGGTTGAAAGCCTCGGCCATGGCCAATTTCGCCGCGTTCCAAGACCGCTCGATCTTTCCGGCGCTGCTATTGAGATAGTCCGCTGAATCCTTCGCGGTCGCGTTACTCTCGATGCTCCTCGCGAGAATGTCCTCCTGCAATGCCACGTGCGTTTTCATCGCGGACACCACGCGTGCGGCCTGGGCGTCGCCGAGTAGCTCGATGAGTTCCACGTCCCCTAGTTTTTTGAGATCCCCGAGGATAGCGGAGAACTCCCGCCGCTCCCCGGTTCGATCGAAAACCTTGATCCGGTGCTTCGATCGGGCGAGTTTCTTCGCGTTACGGGTGAGGGAGACAAAGAGGTTGCCGATGCCTGTCGTGGCCTCGGAGGCCGACCCGAAATCCTTCCGCACCACCTGGAACATGGCGCCGAGTTCCGCGAGGCCCGAGGCCGATGCGGCGCCCTTGAATTTAGCGAAGGTCGGGGCAACGCTGGATAGGTTCGCGGCAAGCTCCTTGATTTCGATCGAGCCAAGCTTGCCCTGTGTAATGAGGACATCAAATGCAGCCTGGAAATCCTTCGGCTGGATCCCCAGGTTGTCCTTTAAGGACGCGGCCGCGGTCGCGATGTCTGCCATGGAGGCACCCGAGGCGGTCGCGACCTTCGCGAATACCGCGACCGCGTCGGAGGCCCCGACCGCGTCGCCGGTCAGTGCAAGGTACGCGCTCGCGCCCTCCATGAGAGAGGTCCTCGCGATCCCGGTAGCTCTGGAGGTCGCGTTGACCTGGTCGCGAAACGCGGCGGTTTGCTGAGCGGACCGCCCGCCCGCGATCTGGTACCGGGTCAGCGACCGCTCGACATCGAGGACCTCGCGGCTAGCGTCCTCGGCTAGCGACGCCAGCCCGCTAAATGCCGCGGTCGTCGCGCCCCCGACAAACCCGCCGACCATCCCAGCGGTCTTGGCGCTCCGCTGCGCCGCCTTCCGTTCCCGGGTCCGGACCTCGCGTGCGCGTACCATGTCCGCACGGGACCGCGACTGCTCTAGGAGGAGGAGCTTGCGCTTGGCAATCTTGGCGTCGCGATCGAGTCGCTTCTGGTCAATCCCGAGACTGACCATCGCGTGACGCTGTCCCCTCCGTCCATTCATCGAGGGCCCTCATAGTTCGGGCAAGTACCGGTATACTTGCCGCGGTTCGGTCCGGGGGCTGTCGCCTCGACGATGCCCTCTAGCAGGCAATACCAGAGGTAGACCTCGGTATCCGTCAATTCCCTTGATGCGCAGCCATAGTAATCGCGTAGCTCGCCAGCGCGGATGACCCGTAACTGAGCAAAGAAATTGCGTCCTTTTTTTTTGCGGCGTCGCCCATGATCTGGAGTTCGATGTCCGTCAACGGGCGGGCGAGCGGGTCCAGTTTCGATTGGAGGTCCTGGTACCGGACCCAGAGGGAATCGATCTGGTCGTCGTCGCACAGGAGCCACTCATCGAGGGGGGCGAGAGGCGCATCCGCGTCCATGCGCCGGACCGCGACCGCGATCGTCCGGGTCACGATCTCGGTGTGCCATTCCTCGTACGACTCGGGGGCAGGCGCTCGGGCCGCTTCCGCGAGCCCGATCTCCTGCAAGGCAAGGCGGCATTCCTGCCGCACCTGTTTCGTCTCCGCGCGCGTGAGGAGGCGCATCCGCGCGACCACGGCGGGGACCGTCCGCGGCACGGTGATATCGGAGAATGCGCGGCCCTCGAGGACGCCCAGGACCATTTGCGTCCGCTCATGGAGCGCCTCCTCCGCTTTCGCGAGGAGGGGCGCCAGCGGTGAGGCGGGCGGGCGGAGGAAACCGCGCGGGGCATCGCTCACAGCCGCTTGTCTCCGAGGGTCACGATCTCGACGGCCAGCATATGCTCGCCCTCCTCGTCGCCAGATGGGGCCACGGTACTGACACGGCATTGCGGATACTGGATCCGCTCCCCTCCGACGATCTGTTGCGTCAGCGAGAAGATCTCGCGTAGCTCTTTCAGTCGACGCCAGTCGACTTCCGGTTTCGGGCGCTCCGAGTAGTATTCGAACGAGATTGCTCGCCCGCCTGGCTTGTCCACGAATCCGATGGGACCGTCGATGCCGACGGCGTTCCGGGTCTCGACGGAGCTTTCGTCGCTGACATCGTAGTTGCGGAGTCGGCGGAGTTGCTTTGCGCCCTGGGTCACCGAGTTGATGGACCAGACACTCTGACTTGCGATTTCGGACATGCTCCGACCTCACAGGTACATCGTGTGAACGAATACCGCTTGATGGAGCGGACCGGCCACGCGGAATGGATCTGTTACGTTGACCCGCCCAGGGGCGTTGATCGCCTCCTCGACGAGAACCTGGTCCAGGAACTCATCAACGTCCCGGATGTATCCGAGGGACTCGGCCGCCCGTTGGACCGAGATGACCATGTCGCGGATCCGGTCGAGGACTGACAGACCCTCGACGGGATCCGTTACCAGGGTTTCCCGCCGGAACTCGGAAGCGAACCGGGCCGCGATCTGGCGCCCCATATAGGCGGCAGTCCTCGAGTTGGCAGGCTCGCGGAGGACCTCCGAGGGTTGCCCCCCGATGGTCGTCGCGGTCGTCGTCAACCGCTCGATCTGGAGGAACCCGTCCGCGGTCGGGACCAGCGGGGTAACGCCACCCGCGAGCGCGCTCTCGATCTCGGAGTCGGTGTACGCCAGCGACGCGATCGGCGCGTAGAGGGCAAGCTTTTGCCCGTCCATGTTGATATTCGGTTCCTCGTACGCGAACCACGACAGGACACCCGCGGCCGCAACCTCGCCCGGGGTTGAGCCGGTGCCCTCCGCATTGAGGACGATGACCCCCTTATCGTTGGCTGCGGTGGCCAACGCGAGAGCGGTTCCCAGCGACCCCCGCTCCCCGACGAAGAAATGTCGCGGCTTCTGTTGGCTGTAGCCCCATGCCGCGGCGAGATGCGCGGTCAGATCAGCGATGTCCGCGGCGGCATGGTTCGCGATGGCGATCCCGTCGTACTGTTTATCGTAGAGGGAATCGATCGCCGCGGTGATATCGACGACCCCGGTCCCGGCGACCGATTGCGCGTAGGCAATCCCTACGCCCGCGACCGGGGACTCCGTCGCGAGGACGACATCGTTACCGGTCACGCCCGCATGCGGATGCGTGAGGGTCACGACTGCGCCCGCGACGCCTGCGGTTCCAGGGAGCGATCCCTCGCCCGCAAGGGTGTCCAGTTGCGCTTTGATCGCGCTCGCGATGGTCGCCGCCGCGTCGCCCGTGCTGACTCCGACGTTGATCGGGCGGCCCGCGACGCGGATGGTCAGGGTCCCTGACGCGGTCGCCGGGCCGGTCACCGTGATCGTATTCGCGGCGGCGACGCCAGCGGGCGCGGCAATGCGGACCGCCCAGATCTCCGGGGACGCACCCTGCAACGCGGATTGCTCGAACATCTTTCGGAGCATGAGGGCGAGGTCGGAACCCCGCCCCGCCTTGGTATCCGCGTCGTCCTCGTCAAACACCTGGACCGGGGTTTCAATAGCCGCGGTACCGGCAGCCGATCCCACTCCCACCGCAACCACGCGGAGCGGAAGCGGGACCAATTGCTGGCCCGCGGGAACAAACTTATATTCCGAGTATGCGTTGGGGCGACGCTTGCTCGCGGGAACGGACGTGACGATCACTTGTCGCTATCCTTTCTCCGCGGCGACGACGCGTCGGCGGTTGATGGCATGTCGCGCGCCTCAACCTCGATGAGGTCGCCCGCGCGCACGCGCGCGCGCAGGAACCGCGCATGCGTTCCGATCTCGGGGTGCTCGAGATCGATCTCGAATGTCTCCCCCGCGGCATAGCGGGCGCTCCCACCGTCCGGGGCCCGGACGATGCCAACGGGCGGGATCACCGTGCGGCCCTCCGCGACCCGATAGCGCTTGATGCGCGCACTCATGGCGCCTCCAGCGTGGTGAGCGAAACCGCCTCGGGGTTATCCGGGTCGGCTCCCTCTACCTCGTGCCGCGCATCGATCTCCGCAAGGAGCGTCGTTACGAGGCGGTTATGGTTGATCGTCCGGTCCACCCGGGCGGTAAAGAGCAACTCCCACACTGTGAAATCGTCGCCGGACCAGACCTCTTGCTCGTGGACCGGTCTGAGTTCCGATACGCCGGGAACCCCGAGATCGCGGCCGAGGAGCAATTCCTCGACATGTTCGAGCATCGTCTCGATACCGGGATCGTTGGTGACGGTCGCGGCCGAGACATCCCCAGAGAGTCGCCCCTCGACATAGTCGCGACCGTGCGCGGACATGACATACACCGCGACCTCGATCGTTTTGCGCGCATGACTCTGCGGCATCCCCGCCGGCGCGGCGTCGCCGCGACCGAGGGCGACCGCGACCGCCGGATAACGACCGCCGACGGCGCGCGACAGGTAGGCATCGGCCGCCTCGTCCATCGCCGCAAGCGGGGTCGGCAATGCGGAGACGGCGTGGAGGTACATGGTCGGACGCTTGAGTACCGACAGCCGCGTCAGTAGCGCGTTGCGAAGCGCGGTCCGCTGCGGTACCGCCCCGCCGTGGTCATACACGTGCGGCACGGCGTTACCCCTTGCTCCATGCGGCGAGGAGCCTTGCGGCGAGGATCTCTACCGCCTCCGCAAAAAAGTCCTCCGACAACCACAGGAAGGGCCGGGCCGGGATCTTGGCCCCGCGTCCCGCGGTACCACCCTCTTGATGGATCCCGGACCAGGGAACCTTTGAGTAGGCGACAACGTCCCCATTCTTGACGGTGACGACCAGGGTGCGGTTTGGCAGGGACCCCAGGAGTTTCTTCGGTCGACCGCGGCGCAGGCCCTTGCCCTTGCGAGCCTTGAGTACCGTCGCGCGCGCGCGCGGCGCCCATGCGCTTTCGGGCCCCCTCTGCTCTTTATGGTGCGCCTTCTGGTCGGCCCGCATGGGACGGACCAGGGCCCGCAGCGCGCCCCGCGAGTGACCCTCTCGGACGAGGGCGCGGAAGCCTCGGTCCACGTCCGAAAAATCGATCTTTGTCGTGATTGCAATCACCACGCCCCTCGCAGGCCATTGCGGGAGACATCGACGGCATCCGGATCGCGCGCGACGAATTCGGCGCGCACCGCTTCCGACCGCGTCGGCGCAGTGTCGTCCGGGCGGAGGCGACCATCCCGCATCAACTCGAGTTGACGCTGGCGGTTTTCCAGTTGCCGATTTTCCTCCTCACCGACAAAGCCACGGGACTGTCGCAGCCAATACACCGCTTGCTCGGCCGCGTACCCCCGCAGGATGGGCGATGGGTTCTGGATCGGGACCGCGTAGCGGAGCGACAGGTATTGATCCAGGTACGCATCCGCTTGCGCGAGCGCCTGCTCTATCACCGCTGGGTCTGCGGTACCGTCCGCGTTCCAGTCCGCCAGATCCCGGAGGCGGTCAGCGCCGCCCGCGGCATGCTCTAGCTCGGTGATTGATGCGTACGGCATCGATCACCGCCCGCGATCCTTCGGTGGAACCGCGGTCCCCTTGGCCAGATTGGACGGCTTTTGCGGGTCCGTGGTGGTCGTGTCGCGGTCCCGGGTCACCGTGTCACGGGTGCCTCCGCTGGTATCAGGCTCGACGACGCGCCCCGAGATGGCGCCCGGGGGAGTCTGGAAATTGCCCTGGTCCGCGGATGCGGGCTGCGAGGTAGGCGCCGGTTGCTGCCCCGGTTGCGCCGCGCGCGCCTCCTCCTGTCGCTTGCGCTCCTCGGCCGCGGGATCGCGGACGTGACCCTCGTCGGTGTACTCGAGTCCATGCTGGGAGAGGTAGGCCTTGAATGCGTCCAGGTCATCGTCATGGACCCGGACGAATCGCCCGACATAATCGACGAGCGCCTGCCGCGTCTCATCGGTCATCGTGTCGAGGTCGACCTCCTGCCAGTTCTGGGAAATGTTCAGCCCGTTATGGACAAACCGAGGGACATCGCCCTGGGTAGCTAGCTTGATTTTCGCCATAGGTCACCCTCAGACGATCGAGCCAACGATCGTTCTATGTTCGAAATATCCAACGTTGTACCGGGCCTCGACACCGAACCACAGCTCCCCATGCTTGAAGCGGGGGAGACTGTCATTCGATCCGCCCTTGTCCCCGACGATTGCGGACGTAGTGATGTCCTCGCGGAGCTGAAAGATCATTGGCTTGATCGGGGCCGACAGGTCCGCGAGGAACCAATAATCATCGTATGCGCCGGTTAGGCGCGGCGAGACCAGGACCTCGTAACGCCCGCGGTGAATGTTGGACTCACCGGTCGCGAGATACTCGGTCTTGAGGAGGCGCTCCGCCTCGAATTGGAGTTTCGGCCCGACGATGAGATGGGTTCCGTGGAGATCGAGCGGTTCGGTCCCCTCGTAATTGGTTTGCCCTTGGAGGAGCAACTCCGCCGTTTCGAGCGCGGTTGCCGACAGGGCGAGGGCGAGGCGGTTGCTTCCACCCATCGTGTGAGTGGTCGAAAAGAAAAAGGCCCCGTCGTATCCCAGACCGTTGCCTACCTCCGGGTAGGCCAGGCCGGTGAAGCCGTTAATCAGGGCCTTGACGATCAGATCGATGCGGTGCCTGCGCGCCTTCTGGGCGAGTTGACCGATCTGGATCTGAAGCATCCCGGTCTGGTCGTCTGCCAGTTGCTTTTGATGGAGGCGGAGGCCTCCAGCCCAGTCCTTATTTTCGATGCGGAGCTTGAACCATTCCAGGCCACCGAGCTTGCGGTCGCCCTTCCATTCATCCATGCCCGGCAGGTCGCCCATCCATTGCCATTCCTCGATGGCATTCGAGGACGGAACCTGTGCGTAGAGTCGTTCCAGTGGCTCCGGTACACCGGTGCCCATCTGGGCGAGGAATGCGGCATGGAACCCAACGCGCGCCGCGTTGAGGTCGTCGCCGCTGACCATGTTAATATTCATGCTCACGGCAATCCTCCTCAGGCGGTCGCATTGATGGCGAGGTCAATAAAGACCCAGACCCCGTCAGAGTCGATGCAATCGCAGACTCCGACGAGGAGGTCATTGGTCGCGACGGCGGCGGTCGTGACCGAGTTATCGTCGGCCGCGTACACCGGCTTCCCTAACGCGGCGATCGTGATCGCGCCCCCCGCATTGTTGAGATTGGTGCGCATGGAGGTCATCACGGTGACCTCCTTGTCTCCCGCGGCGCCGGTATTCACGACGCGCGATTGCGCGATGCCGACGACGGTAAGCGCCGCGGTGTCACTCGCCGGAACGATGTAACCGGCGGCATTGAACGCGACCAGCGCACCGTTAAAGATGGTGGTCGCCGCCGCGATCTTGTAAGTCTCGACGCGGTTACTGCCGCCCGCGCGGATCTTGTACTTTCGGTCCGTAGTCAGGGCCGCCATGGCTTAGTCCTCCCCCTGCGCAAGCGCCGCGAGGGCGGCATCTGGATCCTTGGCGCCCCACATGCGGGCGTATGACCGCGCCTTGTCGTAGGAGATCGAGTTCTGCTCCAGGGCCGCCCGCACGGTCGCGTTTCCGGGCGGGACCAGTGCCAGCGACGGACTGGCCTGCTTTGCCTGCGCGGGCGCACCGACCGGCGTCACCGACGGTGCGCTCGCGAGCATCTCTCGCGTCCCCGTCGGGTTGACGCGGAAGAATGCGCGGATATGGGCCTCGTGGGCGCCAAGCTGGACCTTCCCCGCCTGGATCGCCTCCGCGATGAACGCGTCCTCCTCGACGCGCGCACGCTCCGCGTTGATCGCGGCAAGTTGCGAGCGCGCATTGGCGAGGGCCGCGTTTACGGAGTCCAGCTGGGAACGTGCCGCGTCGCGTTCCGCGAGGAGCGCAGTGACGGCACCGGTTACCTCGTCCTCGCTTGCCGCCGCGGCGAGGCCGAGCACAGTCGCGATCGCCTTCATAGAAGTCTCCTGCGGCGCATAGCCGCTCGATTGCGCCGCCGCGAGAGAGGCGCGGATACTGTCAATGCCTGCGGTAGGCACACCCGGGACCGGGACCTCGGAGGTTTCAAGTAGCTCCGCGTCCTGGAACTCCCATTCGACGGTTCGCCCGTCGTCGTCGGTGTCCCCGGGGAAGTGATAACAATCGGTGAAAACTTCCGCCTTGCAGGACGTGCAATGCACAGGACCCGTCGGGCGCCAGCCGATGGATACGGCGGACATGAGGCCCCGGAGCGCCCGCTCGACGGCGGACGGTTCGGTCAGGCGGACGGTCTGAATGATCTGGTAGTGACCCTCGTCGTCAACCTTCTCGGTTCGGCTGTCGATTACGGTGCCACTGCGCGCATGGCTGTCGTTCTGGCGATGGTCGCGGAGGAACGGCGCACCGCGCCCGGTGCGGCCGAGTCGAATCATGGCCCCGTCGCGGAATCGGACGTGATTGCGGTTGTGCAACCGGTTCCCGTCCTCGTCGCGGCGCCCTTGCTCGTAGGCCAGGAGATCGAGTTCCAGCTCCACGCGTTCCCGCGCGACCGCGCGCGCGAGCATCGCGTCGGTGTCCTCGACGCGCAGGGCCTGACCGCCCGCGCGCAGGGTGAGAATCCCGGACGTGACCGCGGCGTGACTCGCGAGCGCGATGGCCTCGCCCCGCTCTTTCGCGGTGAGGATCACGGGGCCACCTTCCCGGGCGTCGGCGCCGCCGGTGTCGGCGGAGGCGGAGGCTTGATGGTGTCCTCGTCGTTGATCGGCGCCGCGAACCCAGAATCCTGTCGCATCTGCGACAGCGACAGCGGGACAGTCATCGCGAGGAGCTTTTCGCCCATCTCGACGCGGACCTTCGGATCCAGATCGCGAACGATCTGGATCTGGAGGATCGGGGGCTGCCGCGGATCGAGTCCGTTATAGATGCAATACGGAACCGCGATCTGCGTCCGGAAAGCCTCCTGGACCCGCTCCGCGTCATACTGGACCGCTTCCCAGCGAACCGACGCATGGACGTCACCGAGCGCGTAGCTGGCGCCGCCACTGTCCCCGTTGTCATTGGACAACGTGGACCCGTTGATGAGCTTGGATAGCTCGCGGTTACAGTGGGTAATCAGCCCGCCATGCGTGCCACTGCTATCAGCGCCACGGGTGCCATCGACGATGTTAACGTCGACTCCCTTGGGAACCACCGCGGCCCCGTCATTGCCAATGTTCTCGGCAATGAGCTTGGCAACGTCCTTTGCGTCGTCCGCGATCGCTTCGTCGTAGGAGACGATCGGGAACGGAAGGCCGAACTTTTCGGCATACACGACCCAGTCGCGGGTTGCGTAGCGCTTGTAAAGCGCAAGCCAGATCGCGGTCCGTCCGAGGCCGCTGCGGACCAGCCGCGACATCGAGCGGCGGATCACGATCCATTTACCGGGCTGTAGCCGCTCCGGTTTATCGCCCAGGTAGAGGGCGGGATCGTTGATGAGGAGTAACTCTTCGGTCTGTGGCTCGACGACAAACCGGCGGGCCGGGACGCAGTCGATCGCGATGGGAACGATGCGCAACCGCCCCGCGATCTCGCGGAGGCCCCAGTGCAGCTCCGCGCACGCGAAACCGTACCGGTTGAATGACAACAGATGCTCGATGACCTCGGTCAACCCTGCGCGATCGGCGCCTGCGCCGAGGGCCGCCATCGCCTCCGACAGGTCCGCGGCAGCCTGGGCGTCAGCCGCGTCGGGCCCCTCGGTCTTGATGACTCGAGGCTTCCCCGCGACCGCCTGCGCCCGCTGCTCGAAGAGGTTCCGCAGATGCGCATCCGTCTCGACGAAGTCATCGAGTAACTCGCACTGCCGCGACGGGCGGCCCGCCTCCGCCTCGCGGAAGATCGCGACGACGGTTTGCGGCGTACACGCATACCCGGGGTGATCGGTCGTCGCGTCCCGCGGAAGGGAGCGAGCCTGCGCACCCGTTGGAGGCGCGCGCAGTGGTGGTGCCGGGACCACCCGATACGCGGGTGCGGTTGCCATTCGATCGCCCGCAATACGGAAGCGATCGCCGTCGGTGCTAGTAAGTCACTCGGACCGCTTGACGGTGAGACGGGCCTGTCGCTATCGTCCGCAGTGCGTATCGGACAACGAGGCGGGTTGATCGCCGCCCGGGCCTTCCCTCAAAAGGGGGGGCCAGTCCGATACGCCCAGTCACGCGGGCCGTCGGGGGAGCGTTACCCTGTAACTTTCGCTCCCCTTCCCCTTGTCCGCGGGACCGGTCTGGGGCTAGGGTTGCGATGCGACCGAGGGGCGCGCGCCAGCGGGTCCCGAAGCAGGCGGCCCCGATACCCGGGGCCGTTTGTTTTTCAGATGACCCCGTCGAATCCGCGGCGCCGCTCCCCGTGCTGGCGTTGCACCGACGGTGGCGGTTCGGTCGCCTTGCCGCGCGGCGGCCGCGCAAAGAACCGATGGATCGGGTAGCTCACCGCATCGCAGATATGGGCGAATGGGGAGTTTCGATACGGGAACCCGTTCCGGTTTTCCCAGGACCGCATCGCCCGATTGGTGTGGACCAGGTGACGGCACGAGAATAGGCGGCGCTTCCCGTTCGCGGCTTTCAGCCGCGCATTGGTCGCCTTGCACCGTTCGACGATGTCCGGGTTCCGTTTGCTGTCGCGGACCGGGTGATAGAGATGCTCCCACCGTCGGGCCCGGAGCCATTTCTCGGACGTCCGATTGACCTTGTGCTCGCCATCCTGGAAAAACCCAGAGGCGTCCATGACGACCGCGCAGTGTACCGGGCCCTCGCGACGGTGACGATTCTCCGGGAACTCGTGCCCGTGGTAGTAGTCATCGGGGGACTCGGTCGCCCGCGGTTCGTTGTGACGCCAGCGCGGCATCGCCTCCAGCGCGTCGAGTAGCTCATCCTCGTTGGAGTCCTCCGCGACGATCTCATCGACGAGCCAATAGATCGGCTCCTCGGGTTCCGCAGGGTCAATGAAGACCTTGCCCACCGACGCGACCATATGGGGGGTCTTCTGGAAATCCATGCCGACGATGTAGAGGTACGGGCGGCCGAGATGCTGACGGGTAAAGGCTAGGGTGATGTCCTGGTAGTGAGCCGGGACCTCGCGCACCGTCTCCGCGTCGGACCACGCATGAAACACGATGTCACCGATCGGCATAAACTCTCCGAGGACCTCGCGCCGATAGGTGACCTCGTCGTTGATGTCCGCCTCGATGGAGGCGAGGGCCGCCCATTCGACGAATGGATTGTTCTTCGCGTTGACCGGGAACGCGGTTACGAAGTTCTTTTCCGCCCGCGCTTGCTCGTAGACGTCCTCGATCCAGCGGCCGATCTCCGCGCGCGGCGGGTTGCAGGCCATGAGGACAAGGCCTCCATTGTCCGCGATGGCGCCGCGGATCTGGATCCATCCTTCCTTTTGCATGTCCTGCGCTTCGTTATAGAGCGCGAAGTCAACGCGCCCGCGCTTGAGGGTCCGGGGCTTGTTACCGGACAGGCAAAAGATCCGGGCCCCGTTCGCTAGCCGGAATTGGAGTGGCTTCCCCGACCCGCCGCCGCGGAACCGGTACCAGCGACGGGGAAGCATGTCCCGGATGTTTTGCTCTAGCTCGTCCGTTTCCTCTTGCGTCGGAGAGATGGCCCAAATTCTGGCCTTGGGAACCATGCATGCGAACATCGCGAGGGCGATGCATGCGAGATGCGTCTTACCGCCACGGCGGCCGCCGTGCATCATGAGCGTGTAGACGCGATGGAAGTCACTCCACTGCGGGCCCGAGGGCCCGATTGCGCGCCGTTCGAACCATGCCGCAAGCCAGCGCGCGGGCGCCTCCTGCCCTCGATGGACGCGGAGGATGCGGGTCTTATGCGGTTCCGCCTCCGCCCAGGTCTTGGCCCGCCGGTCCCATCGGCCCCCGACCTCGAGTAGCTCCTCGTCCGTGTCGGTGAGCCATTCGCGGGTGGTCGGATCTACGTCGCATAGGCGGAACGAGATCGCGAGGTCCTGAAACCGGGTGGTCGCGTCCCGCTCTTGCTCGAGTAGGATCGCGACCGATTGGGCGAGGGCGCCGCGCATCGGTCACCGCACGGCGCGCCCGCACCCGGGCCACCATGCGCCCTCGCAGCCGAAAAACTGGCCATGCCGAAACGCAGCACAGAGGGCGCCAGCGACCTCGATATTACGTCCGAGGGTCCGCATCGCCAGCGAAGGGTTGAGGCCGATCCAGTTGATCTGGACGTCCCGCACCGTCGGAGTCATGGTTCCTCCGCCTCCGGTTCCGCCGCGCCACCCGGTGGCGTCGGCGCCTGACAGAGCAGGGCCTGGACCCTCGCGAGGAACCGTAGGCCCCGCGTCAGGCGCTTCAAATCGTGGCCGAGGATCTCATAGGTGTTAAAGGACCAGTCGCAACCGGCGCAGCGGCGGCGACGCACGAGCATCGCGTTAGCCCGCCCCGTCGGCCGCGTCTCTTGCACCGGGGTCCGGTGGTCACCGCATCCGGGACACGGGAACGGGGCCGGGGTCATTGGATCGCCCTCGTCGCTTTCTTGTGCGGGTTCCTCACAACCTCGACGGGGCCGCCGTCGGCCGCTAGCTCGTCGTCGTCCTCCTGGACCACGCGCGCCGCGGTGAAGACAATGTCATGTGGCAGCACCCGTCCTGACGCGCTGGCGTTGGCCCTGATCTCTTCCGCGAGGACATCGGTCCCGGCGATTCCCTTCAATCGGTTCCAGGACAGGTGTGCTAGGATGGTTGTGTACCAGCGGGCGAGTTTGATCGGGGAGTCGACGGGTGGCGCCCCGATTTGTTCGAGTAGCTCCGCGGCTAGCTTGGAGCACACCCGTTTCGCCCCGTTCCGGCGGGCCGCTTCCGCGATCGCGGGCGTTGTGAACCCGGGTTTCCGGCCCTTAGGCATTGGAATCCATGGCTTTTCGGCTCCTAGGGTGTCGAAATTTCGCGAAATCAGGGCCGCGCGGCTGTCGGGAGTTGCTCTAGGAATATTGGCCAACCTCGCGAAAACACTCGCCTCGGTTGTGTATCCTACATGAGCAAAGTCAATGACTTAGACATCACAAGATGCCCCTTGCGAGGAGGGTCGCGAACATGAGGGCAGCCCCGATCGCATACCCAAGCGCGTAGTCAGCGACAGCCTGCCATGATGTCATGTTCGACCTATTGCCCGCAACTGAAGAGTTAGCTCCTCAGGCTCGAACGTCCCCCATTCCAGCCCCAGCTCCGCGTTCCTCCAGCAACACTCATAGAGCACACCCCCGATGTAGTGATCCCATTGCGAGGGGTCTACTAACTCATCGCCCTGCGGGGTGAGGACCGCCTTGATGGTCATGTCCTGGCCATCCCTGGAACGGACAAGGTCCCCGACGAGAAATGGTGTCTTCGTAGTCATCGAGGCTCATCCTTGAGCTTCCACTCCAAGATCTCGATCGCAGGGCCAAGGAGTCCCCGTGCGGCCCGAGAGGTATCGACGACATCGCCCGCTAGCATCTGCTTATAGAGATGCCGCAACTGGCCAAGGGCGAAGGCGAAGTCACTCGTTGGTGGCTTCATGGTCGCCACCCACCGAGCAACGCTGCCGCCACCCCCACGATGACACTCGGCACCACGATGATCGCTGTCAGTATCAGCGGAAACCTCCACCGTGGACGATGCTCACGACTCGACGGCATGGGCGCGCCTCTCTAAGATCACGTCCTCCAGCGCGAAGGCCTGCCGGTGGAGGGTGCCATCGCGATCGAACCACACGCATTCCACCTTGCGATCCTCCAGCCGCAGGGCCTCGACGACCCGCTGGATTCCATCGCGCCCCTTCACGAGGTCACCGATGCCGATCTCGATCATTGCTCGCCCTCCATCGCCGCGGCGAGGGACGCCTCCGCCCGCCGGATGTCCAGTGTCGCGCCCCATGGGGTCATCCCTGTGAGCCTACCGAGGCGCCGCGCCCCGAATTGCTCGCCATCCTCGGCCACCTGGTCCGCAACGTCCAAGCTACACGTTTCGTCCATGAGGCTAAGGGCCTCGACGGCGGCATCGATAAACATGTCCGCCTCGGTCTGACTAGCCCGCTGTCCGAGACTCGGACGACGCGTGCGGGTCGGGCGGTTCATTCGCAGGCGCCCCGTCTCCGTCACCGTCAAGAGGAGATGGTGTCGGCACCCGACCCATGGACAGGGCCTCGCCTCCTCGCAGCATTGCCCCCGCGTCTCCGGTCTGGGCGGCCCCGTGCCAGGCTGCACCGTGGCGCTCGTGGTCGTGGTATCGGAGAATAGCGTTAGCTGCCCTCTGGCCCCCGTGCGAGGAGCAACGGCGGGCGACGAATCCGCAGACCCGACAGAGCGCGGTGTGGATCGTGGGCGTACAGGCGGCGTCGGCGCAGTCGCAGCCGTCGGACCTCGCGAGGGTGTCGCGGGCCCGTTCCAAGATCGCGAGTTCCGCTCGGCGGAGTCCGATCTCAGCATCGAGTCCAGCGAGAGCTGACTCGGTAACCCGTCGGCGGTCACGACTCATCTCCGTCACCCTCCTCGTCCTCCTCTTGCTTCTCGAGGATCGCGAAGATGCGCTCGCGGACCGCCCATAGACTCCGGGCCGCAGTGCGACACGATTCGCTAAGCCCGTCCTCGAGTCGGTCCACGCAAAAGATGAGATCCGCGATCTGGTCTATGGCGAGGCCGACATGGACCTCCGCCCGTGCTGCACACCAGACCCGCCCTCGCTCCTCGGCGGTCATGGCCTGACCTGCCATACCCAGAGGGTCCCGTCCCCGGACAGGCCCGGCGTCCGGTTCCACACGCGGGGCCACCATGGACGGGTCATCGCCCTGGCGATCGCCTGCGCCTTGTCCTCCGTCCCGATGCGGTGGAGTCGTTCGAGGACCATCCTCGGATCCCGTGTCTGGCGCGCGGTAACGGTCGCCATCGGTCGCCGCGGTTTCAGGTTCCCCATGGTGCCGCCTTTCAGGGGGCTTCATTGCAGGACCCCGATCAACCGTAGCGCGTCGTCCGAGGACCGGACAATCCCGACAATGCCGCCCCTCCATGTCGAATGCCACGCCAGTTGCGGCCCGGTCAACTCGCCCGTAGGCCCTTTCACTTCCATCAAATAGGTCTGACGCCGGAACCCAACGAGGAGGTCCGGACCGCCCGGTACGGACAAGAGGATGACTGTCGCGCCGCATGTCTCCAGTGCGCTGACGATCTCCGCCTCGTTGTCATCGCGCCGATGTCCGTCGCGGCCCGCATGCTTAACCGGATGCGCACCGCGCCTCATTTGTCCCGCCTCCATCGCCCGATCTCCATCCCGACCCCGATGCGGGCGCCGAGGAGGTCTGCCACGGCGCGCCAGCGGTCCGCTTGTCGCTGCGCCGCCCCGAATGAGCGGAAGGGGAAGTCCCATAGCTCACCCGAGGGCAGGTGAAGGCATACCAGGTACCTCACAGGGCCCCCTCGCGCCGATGCGCGATGTCGAGGTAGTAACAACAGATTGCGCACCTATGGTGCCTCTCGTTTTCCTTTTGTTCTGGCCATGTCCGCACGCAAGCGCGGCGCAGTGCCGACTCCCCGCAAAGAGTGCGGCCCGGTTCGCCGTACAGATGCAACCGACGAGGGTAGCGACTCATACGTACGCTCCGAAGAGTGAGGGTTGCCGCGGATCGGGCCGGACCTCGTCGCCGCGCAGGCGCCGGATCGCGGTAGTCGCGTAGCCCGCATCGATCTCCCACCCTAGGAAGTTGCGGCCGAGCATGAGGGCGGCGACCCCGGTGGACCCTGACCCCGCGTACGGGTCGCAGATCAACTCGCCCGGGTCAGAGAAAAGATCCACTAGCTCGCGCATGAGGGGGAGCGGTTTCGTCGTCGGATGGTGCGCTGTTTTGCCGTCAGTGCCGCCCTTTGAAAACGTGAAGACCCCGACACGTCCGCCACCGTTCCATCGCTTGCGTCCCTTGCGGTGCGCAACGACAATGGACTCATACCCGACGCCTGGACGGTCCCCGGTAAACTGAGGCTGCGCCCCTGGTTTCACCCAGATCATGGTGCGGATGTACTGGACCCCGCCCGCTATCAAGGCCTGCGCCCATTTCTGCGACGCCTCTACCTGACAGAACACGAGGATCCAGCGACGGGCCACCCGTGCCATTTGCGCCGCCGCGGCTACGCGTTGCTCATCGGTAATCGCGACGAATGGGAGCGGGGTCTCGACGCAGATCCCATCCCGCACGCCTAACTCCATCGCCTTCCGCCACCCGTCCACCTTCGTCCTCCGCCCCTTGGTATGGGCGTCGGCCTCGTACGGCGGATCGGTAATCACGTGGTCCACGGACCGATCCGCAAGGCATGCGAGGCCCGTCAACGGGTGGAGGCAATCGCCCTCGACAAGCGCGAAGGTCACTGGCCAACCCCATAGCGTGGGCGACGAGGGAACTCGTAGCGCGGTTCGCGGACCGGGATGGACTCGGTGGCAACGAGGTCATACTCATCGATCTCGATCTCGCCGCCCAGGAGGCCATCGCTCGCAACGAGGCGTGCGCGCCAGCGCAGGGTTTGAGGGACGAGGGCGACTAGCTGGACCCTTGTCCGCTCTTTGCCTTCCGCCTCGTCGTGGCAGGACCAGAGGTATCGCATTGCCTGGTCCCCCGCGCGAAAACGACGGCGCATCTCGACTGGTAGGGGCGCAGGCGTAAAGACTGGGGCCCCGGAGGAACCGGGGATGTATTGCCACTGGCCATCGCCGCGACCGAGGTCTACCCATACGGCCCCATTCGCCTCGACGGCGACGACCGTCCCGACGCCACCCCAGAGGCGATAATGCTCGTTGACCTTGGCCATGAAGGCTTCCTTGCGGGCGTCCTCCGCATTGGGCGGCAACGGGTCGTCGTCCTCGAGAGCGGCCCTCATGCGAGCGCGGTATAGCGCCCCCCAGTCGTGTCTTTCCCTCTGAGTCATCGCTCTCCCCCCTTCGGAGTCCTGTCCGCCCGACGACGATCGGGCACAATCCATCGCGTCCCGCACGCGAGGCATCGGCCCCGCGCGCGGCTGTTTCCCCTCGACGAAACCACCCCGCGGACCGCGACCGCGAGGCACGGAATGCCCTGCCATGCGTGCGTCGCGGCGCAGTCACACTCGGCATGATCCCAGCTGTAAAACGGGACCAGCCGCTCCCCTGGTATCACCTCTGTCCGGTGAGCATTCCAGATCGTGGCCCGCTGCCGGTCGCCCATTACCGCCCCTCCGGTCTGGGGACCTCTAGCCGGACACCCTCCAGCGCTTCACGCTTTGCCCGCCATGCCATCTTTTCGGGTTTGGTGGGCCAGAGGGGCAGGAGGGCCCAAACGGCCAGCCCAAGCCAAAACAGGAGGCCCCAGGTCATGGCTCCCCTCCGGTCAGAGCAGGCATGGAGTCACCCCCGGGGAGTGACTGAGTCACCGCTTGCGTCCGGGCCCGGTCCGATAGCTCGCGATACAGCTCCACGAAGCGGGCCCGATCTGCGACGGGGAACCGCGACTCGCATAGCTCACGCCAGCCCAGGCGCTCGACGGCGTACCCGACGATGGGATCGGCAAACACGGGTGTGCGATTCATCCCGTAGCGGCCGATCGCGGCGCGGACATCGCCCCAGGCGTCGAGGGCGGGCCGCTCGG